CGGGCAATGCTCACCGTCCTCAAGCAGACGAAGGCAGTGCTGGCATTGCTGCACGACATCAGTCCTCCGAAATATCCAGCGCCCCTGCAGAGAAGAGCGGCTGAATACCGAGGGAAATAGACAGCGACGCTGCTAGCGCGCCCTTGTAGAGAACCTTGCCCGCGCCCGAAGCGTCCGTGCCTACGGCCACATGCGTTGCCGTTGCCGTGCCGCCTGTGCATTGCGGGAAGGTGATCGCTGCAGCGTTCGTCACGTCGGAGTTCGTCACCGTCCAGCCACCGGTCGTGCGTGCAACAGCCACACGCGCATAGCCGGTGTACGCAACTTCGTTCGTCGTCTGGTCTGCTGCTTCGCCAGGATCGGCGCTATGCAGGCTGACGTAGAGGTTCGTGACCGGGCTCGAAGCGGCGTTGTCAGCCAGGTTGGCGATCGCCGTTGCGTTGAAGATCAGCTTGAGCAGATCGTTCTCGAAAGTATTTGCCTTTGACATATCAGTGCCTCAAGCGTGAGTGATGGTGGCCGAGTTGATTGTGATCGTCTGGCCAGCGTTAATCGACGTATTGTCGAGAATAATGTCGGTTCCAGACGTACCGACTGTAAGTCCGGTAATTACGTCCGTCCCAGCGCTATCTCGAATACGGGCCGCCGCTGCGACACCCGTTGCATTGGCCGAGGAGTCGCTCTTTGGAAAGCCCGAGAACGTCAGGATGCCGCTTGCAGCGGTAGCCGACGGGTCGCTAAGGGTAATATCAGCAAGCACAGTCGCCATACCAGCGGTGCCGATCTGCAGGACACCAGGGCCCGAACCGGCATCAATCTGGTCCCGTACCGCGAGAAGGCGGGCATTTTTTACAGCGGTTGAATACGTTACAGCCATGAGAGAAAACCTCGTACTGGTTAAGCAATGTCTTCGCGAATCCGGAACTTGAGCATGTCGTAGACAGTCTGCCTAGCCCCGATCCCAGCCCAATAAACCTCGACTTCACCCTCGTACTCACCAGCCGGGAGGTTTAAGTCTGTCGGCTGAAAGACAAAGATGCCTTTACCCTGATTAGCGGTACCGGGGTTAATGAACCCAACCCGCGAAAAAAGGACAGTAGTGGAGCCTACCTCACGAAAGTGCAAGGTAATCGTCCCACCAGTTAGGTCAATAGCGGCCCCAGAGTTCTCGTCTGTAAGGGTTACCTGTATCTGCGGATACGTGTCGCCCTGGACCAATTTGATTTTTTCAGCCATCCTTAACCCTTCTAGAGGTAGAGGTGCCCCTGAAAATAGTAACAGGGACGGGTTGCAAATGCACGTTAAACTGTGCGTTGGAAATGTGGGACGTCTTTAAACGTCCGCCAGTTCCCGCCCCACTGGTTTTTTGGGTCCAGTGACTCCCAGTAATCACCTAGGGGCTGAAGCACGCCCCGGTCGTATGTCAGCTTACCGCCCTTAAAGAAGTTGAGATCAATAGCACACCGCTTTAGGTGGATGCTATTCATGGTCTTAGACCGGCCAGTCTTGACGTAGATCTCCTGCTGCTCAGTAGTTCTAGCCAGCTCTCCACCAGTGACCACAAAACCTAGCTCTGTGGCTTTCTGGACGAGCTTACATACGTCTAAAAGAAACGCCGCCTGTTCGCTAACGAGACTCATTTTAGCACCTGTTTCAGTTGGTCAGCCTTGTCCTTGGAGCCCTGCGAGGAGCCAAAGTAGTACGACACGATCTGAGTGCTGATGGCCGAGAGAACGCCCAAGATGTAGATCAGGATGTCCTTGCGGGTCGAGTCCACAGGGTTGTTGTCGAACATCACCACGCCAAAAAGGATAAAGGTCAGGCTGATTACGCCAAGAGCCAGTACCGGGGTGATGATCTTGTTGAGAAGCGGAGCCTTGTCGGAGGTGGCAATCTGGATCTCACGACCCCGAGCCGAGTCCGTGTCCTTGAAGTACAGCTCCAGCTCCTGCAAGTCCAACTTGTTCTCTTCAAGTTTCAGACGAAGCAGTTCTTCCTCGTGCTCCATGGCAGCCGTCTGCACCTTAGCCAGATCCTCATCTGACATCTCTGGCTTGAGCTCTACCCCGAGCTTCTTTTCGACCCATTGTTTACCCTTGGCTTGAACCGCGTTAGCCACTAGATTGAGGCCGCCGGCCAAAAGTGGCGCTAGTATTGCTGGTATGGGCATTAGTTACTCCTAGTTAAAGTTGGTTGTAGACCGGCAACAATCGGTCCTTCAACGTCCGGTCTACGCGCCAGCCATTTTGGAAGGCGGTATCGACAGTCTCGGCCGTGGGCCCTAACAACGTAAACGTTGGGCTATCCCCGTAAAGTGATGATTGAGACGCCGCGCCTAGCAATGCAAATGGGCCACTAAAGTTTGACTTCTCGAAGGCTGTGCCAAGATACTCCGGCCAATCCATACGGTCAGTCTTGAAGTACCGCTGGTCAGCTTCAACGAACGGTAGCACCGCTGCGAGGCCAAACTTAGCGTACTCACGAAGTTCCATGCCCATCATGGCGAGCGGCATAGTAGCCACAGCGGTAAGCGCCAACAAACCAGCAGCAGAACCAATGCGGCCCCACGGAGTGCCTTGCTGCTCATTGGTAAGACGCGTCTCCATTTCGGTGAACATGCCTCCGAGGATGACCTTACCGTACGAGTAGAAGTATCCCTTCAGCTGCCAGATCAAGGCATAGCTAGGATCGGACGCCCAAGGCGGGCGCTCGGCTGCGTTAGGACGCAGGATGGAGGACGCAACAAACCGCTGTAGCGCCTGCGTTACTTTCTTACCCTCTGGCGTGGAAAGCTTACGTCCGCCGTCAACCCAAGCAAGAACTTCTTCGCGGGTAATGCCAAGCTCGCTCAGATATCTGTCCGAGTTCGGATTATTGAACTCGTTACGGGCGTGCTTGATCATAAACTGCACGCCCATTCGGGCGGAGAATTCGCGAGAGAAGTTAGTGAACCAGTTAAGGCCCGTAATGTTAAACCATATATCTGTAGCTTTACGAGCAAGCGGATCCATGTAGTCAGCGTCTGCCTCAGACAGCCATGCATTAGAGACAGCTTCTTGCGTTGCTACGCCTATGTCTCTAGCGAACTGAGCCGCCTCATCCCGGTTTTTTATGGTCGCAATGATTTCTTTAAGCCCAACGGTTATGGCCCCGAACTCCCTCGAAGCGATAACAGGACCAGCAAGGTCAGTCAGCGACGCTAGCGCCGCAAACGGAAGCAGGGCAACCGCCTGTATAAACTGAGCCCAGCTATTGAGCTTCCTCCACACCGGATTCAACGGGGCGCGGTAGCCCATGTACGTGTTGATAATTCCAAGCGCTACCTCACGGTCTTCTGGGTTGAGAGCATCAAGAAGCGGCTTTAACTTATCGTTGCCCTGATCGTCCTTTGTTGCGCGATCAAATTCAACGCGCTTAACCGCGCTTCGCAGGTACTGCATGAAAGCAACTTTAGGCTCGACAAGGTAAGGAGCCAAGTCAGCCATGCTGAGGTTCTTCGTCAGTTCCAGCGTTTCTGTCACGTTGGAAGCCGGGTTGAGTGGGTCAACCTGTATGTCTGCTGCGTTGGTGATCGACTGCTGAAGGGAAACAATTCCTTCCACAGCCTTTTTTACTTTAGCCGCATTCGCCGTCGGGTCCCTGCTTAGAATCAAATTTATAAACGGCTGCGGGTTGTCGGCAATCGTTACTAAGTTTAAGACGCGGGGGAAAAAGTTCTTCCTAAAGCCAACCTTAGTCTTAGACGGAACAATGTAACCGCTGTAGAAATTCTCAAGGAACTCACGAATCTGGCGAGCTTTGCCGCTAAGCTGGGCTGTGGGGACGTCAGACGCAGCGTCACTAAAACCACTAATGACTGCCGGGTCATCGAGTGATCCAATCTCTTTCTGGACGCGGTTTATATAGGCTCTAAACGTATCTGGGGATTTAACTGCAAAACCAGTTTGGCCCTTCGACGTAGGGTCTTGAGCACGGACATAAAACATGTCCGCAATCCTATCCCCGGCGTAAAGCCGCATGATGTTGTCAGCTGTAACAACAAGGCCTAAAAACTTCTTAAGGATGAAGTTACCGCGATTCTGGTATAGAAACGTTTGAAGCGGCCTTGGCGGAGTAACCCGTCCACCACCGGGGGGTTGCCCGCCACCGGGAGGTTGCCCGCCACCGGGAACTGCCTGACCACCAGCGAGCTCAGCCGCAAGTTCGTCGATCTCATACACAAACGCTCTCTCGGTAAACCCAAGCCCGTTTTGGTCAACCTCCGTCCGACGCGCTTCAAGCACCGCATCCATAAAGGACTCAAAGTCTTGGCTGACGCCGTCTTTGAGTCGGTTCCGTACGGACTTGGTAAGCGCGTTGTACATGCGCTTTAACTTACCGACGAATTCGTCGAAGAACTTGTCTACGAGATTCTTGCGAGCACGGTTCTTGTACCGGGCACTCGCCCACAGCGATACTTGATCAGAGAACCATTCTTCAAAGCCACGATCGAAGCCGTACTTTTCGCTAAGCTGCTTAAACGAAGAGGAGTTCTTATACGCGTTGATAAGACGGGTACGCAGCGCTTTATTAGTTAGCGCTTTGTCACGCTCTTCCTTGTACAGGCTGTGGCCAATCTCATGCGCCACAGTAAGAGCGTCTTGCAACTGGTTGTCAGTTGCGCGGTATATGATTACTTTTTCACCAGTTGGAGATGTAATGTGCTGCCCGAGTCTAGACGGGATAGTTCTAAACTTTTCAATTGAATCTTTTACGGCCTGTAGGACTTTAGCGTCAGTAAACTCTGCTGCTAACTGTTCCGCTGACAATGCAGTCAAATCAGCAAGCGTGTAGATCTTTGGGGCTATCTTCAGCTTAAGCGTGTCCAGAAGATCGGTAATGACGCTGCGAACCATGCTATCAATACTATTCGACACCGGTGTCCGTCCGATGTCCCCGGACGGTTTGGACGGTACAACAGTAGTTGGAGCAGGAGCTTGGCGGAGGTCAATGGCCGCACGGCCAGTATCGATATTCATTGGCGTGGCCAATTCGTCGCCGCGAATATCTGACTTCGAGACTCTTATTCTGTCATTTTCAACCGCACCCTGAGTGTCGGTTTGACCCTGCTGTTGCTGCCACGATCGGACGTCGTAAAAAACCGCAGTAATTGTGTCTACCAGGTCTTCGTCGATACCGAGACTTTTAATTATCTTGCCGCGTTTCTGGTTAAGCTCCAACCGGTAAAACACGTCAGAAACAGTTTGAAAGTCCAATCCAAGCTGTTCCGAAAGATACTCAATGTCAGGCTCGCCCCGCTCATTAGACGCTCCGGGGGCGTCAAGCAACTCAAATACCTGCTCCTGCAAGGCATCTCGTATGGCTGTTCGTGCTGGCGGTACTGACTGTGATTGGCTAATAAGATCGGCCAAAGACACGGGGCGTCCACGATCCAGCCAAGCAGTAACCCCCGTTACAGAGGCAGGTATCTCCTTAGTGATGGATTGCCCATCGACCTGCACGTCGTATCCGTTGAGAGCAAGATCAGCCAGTAACGCGAAAAAGCCATTTCTAGCAGCAACTCTTGGGTTGGATGTGATCTGTCCTTGGCGATCTGTAGTACCAAGCATGCTTTCGCCGCGACCGAATATCAGGCCACGGCCAGAATTTACTAAGTCCCATAAGGCTACTTTCGCCGTTTTACCGCTAGGCGAGACTATGGTCACGCGATTGGCATCACGTCGAAGAGTCGGATTACCTGGAGCTGCACCAGCGGTGCGTTCTTTTCCGCCGGATAAAAGGTTGCCAGATACTCTAGAAGCGCGTCGGATCGACTCAACGAGATACTCTTGTAGGTTAAGCATTAGAGTCTGAGTAGTTTCTACTCCAGTCTCTTTATCCTTAACTACCTTCTCAAATCGAAACTTCTCGTCTTGACCAAAATCTTCTTCCACAAGACGGAACTTACCATCTGGAGTGTCTTCAACGATTATGGCCGAATACGGACTGTCCTTTTGACGCTTAACAGCAGTAATCAACAGCTGCTCGGTCATTGAAGCAAAGCGAGGACTGCTCCAATCAGTTTCACCGAAAACCTTTTCGTACTCGGCTCTGGCGGATTCCGTATTATCGAAAACCGCTGCTAGGTTTTTCTTCCTATCGTACGTACCAAGTACCTTACGCTCTGGTTCAATTATCTGAGAACCTTGCCCAAAAATGTCTACGTCAGTCTGGTCTTCTGTCCCGTTCTGATCGTCTTCGACATTCATCTCGCGGATTTCAACGCGCTGCTCGGCCTCAAAACGGCGCTTGCGATCTTCGAGCGCCTTCTCAACCGTGGTCTGCTCGACGCGGCCGCCCTGTGGCATAAGCTTGCCAGCCGCCTGGAAAGCCGCAGGCAAGTTGTCTTGTGTTGTAGCCTCCTCGGATACAACGCGACCGTCTCGGTCAAACACCTGAACCACGAGATCGCCGGGGTTAGCGGCATCTTTGACGGCGCTGTACCCGAGGGCTACCTGTAGCGCCTTGTCGGATGCACCGGCGGCTACGACCTCGTTGACCAGATTCAGATCAGTAGAGACTATCGTGCCGCGTCCAGGAATGAACGAGGCGTAAGCCATCTCGCCACCGATCATTAAATTAGTAATGCCATTCGGACGGGCTTTAATCTTGGTTGGTGCGCCAGCAACCCACACAGCGTTCTTACCGCTAGTTGGGTCAAGCATCGCCCGAAGCTGTGCGTCGATATCGCGCTCCGGCTCGGGGGTTGTACCGCCAGAGAAGATGTCACCGAACTGTTCTCGGTTGACCTGGTCATTGACCCGTTGCTCACGGGCGGTGTCCAGCATGCGACGGGCGCGATCGAAGATGTTAGCGGCTTTATCTACAACGTTACCGGCTGCGTCGCGAGCACCTTGCGGAGTACGCGCCATAGCGTCGCCTGTAGCGCCAAGGACACCGCCAGCTGCGCCGGGGGCAGCACCGCCAAAGAAGCCAGCAAAAGCTGATTCGGCCAGCCGTAACTTGGCGTCTTCTGCAGTAAACAACGGGTCGAGGTCAGCACGGTTAGCAACCGCGATGCCTTCCTGCGCCAGTTCAGTCGTCGCTTCGATAGCGCCGCCCTGCAAGGCACCAGTTCCGACGCGCTTGGCGAAGTTAGCAAAGATCCCGCCTTCTACGGCGGCACGCTTTGTAGCCTGCTCACCGATCAGTCTGAGCAAGGCGTACTCGCTGCCCACGCCGATAGCGGCTTGGGGGGCAGCGACAGTAGCGGCACGAATAGCCGTACCGGTATCAAGGGGCTGGCCAGACTCTAGGGCTTCCGACAGGTTGCTGCCTGACAGGGGCGCGAACTCGGCAGCGAAACCGCCGCCAATTGCGCCACGCGTAGCCGCTTGCCGAAGCGAGCCGTAGGCCAGCTCAGCGATCTGCTGCTCGGCGGGGTCAGCGACACCCTGAACAGTACGATCGACCGAGTCCTTAATAATGCGCTTAGCCGCCTGGCGGTTTACCTGATTCAGTACGCCGCGACCAACAACGGCGGTCAGTGCGCCAGTACCGGCGCTAGCAATAGACAGAGCGGCGGAGGGTAGGACCTGGCCAAAACCACGTGTTGCTTGGCTAATAAACCCGCTAAACGTAGGTTGGTCCAAGAACTGCTCAAAGGTCTCAAGCCCCTCAAGCGGAGCAGCAGCAAACTCTTCGCGAAGCCTCGCTTCTCGAATATTAGTTTCGGCAGCTTTAGTGTCACCGATTAAGGTGTTCCCAAGGGCTTTGAAGTACTCGAGGTCAGCCGCCAGTCCTTGGGCGCCAGATTCAACGGCCGCGCTAAACTCTTCACCTAGCGTAGCCGCTCGTCCCTTGAACTCGGGTTTAGGAGCGTTCCCTAGGAACTGCTGAAACTGCAGATCCTCTTCAGGGCTAGTCTCATTCCCAGCGCGAAGGAACTCAGCAAACGGGTCGTACTGCTCAGGGGCCATGCGGATTATTGCCTAGCGTTTTTGGCGGCTCGGCCAGAGGCTATTTCCTCATTGATAAACGAAGCTGCGGACAAAATCTGAAACATCTCTGGACCGCCGTCGATGCTCTGTATCTGAGTAGCAGTTAGTTCTTTACCTTGCTGCCTCCCGGTTCCCCGGTTAACAAGGTAAAACGATTTTGCTACTCCATCCGCATCGGTTACGGCCCGTACATTCTGAAGTCGCTGAGCCATAGTGTCCACTGTAGGCTTGGTACCAAACCAATCGTAGAGCGCGTCTTTGGGACCACCTAAAAACCCTGCGCTCGGCAACTCGTCAAATATAACGGCTGCTGCTTGAGACGCCTGCCCCATATGAACGCCGTAGTATTCACGCGCTGCAACCGGGTCAATTCGAGCCATTTGGCGGATAAACGCCTCGTTTTTCGGAAGCGACATTCTGGTCCAGTTGGAAACCGCGTCGATGTCTCCCTTAGTCGGGCGTCCATCTACAGTTGGATTGAGCATGGACGCGCCTTCATCAAGCGTTTTCTGTAGCGCTTGTATGTTAGCAAGCTTAACTGCGGTGGCGTCCCCTGCTCTTTTAGCTGCGGTGGCTTCTCTGTTAGCTTGCAGCTCACGTTCCCGCAATGCCAATTCCCACTCATTAAGCTCCTGATCTCGGCGCTTAACGGCGGTTAAGAACGGGCTTCCGGTCTCGCCGGTGTTGGCGATCATCGTCATCAGCTGCTGCTGTTGCCCAGCGTCATTCGACTGAGCATAGGCTACTGCGAGTGTTGCAATTATCTCTTCGCGCGGTAGGGCCTTAGAAGCAGTACGGATTGCGTTACCGGTTGTGCCGGATACTCCAGCCTCTGTGAGACGGGCTCGCAAAGCACGGACTTCCGGCTCAGAAAACTTCAAAGCCCCACTCTGTATAGCTCCTGCTACGTCAGAAGGTGATAGCTCTCTAATACGAGAGATAACATTTTGTTCAAGGACCTGATAATCAGTTGTGCGCTGAACGGGAGTGTAGCCGCCGGCCTTAATGAAGGCTTGCTTGTTTCTATCAACGTCTTGCTTACGAGCGTTCCAATACGAGCGCGACTCAGCGGTCACGTTGGGCTTGGCAAGAGCTTCATCGGCCTTCTTGGAGTCTGCCGTGTAAGAATCCCACGTAGCCTGGTTCTCGTTGCGTATAAAGTCCCCGCGACGAGTGTTTACCTCGGTTATTTTGTTCTCTATATTCTCTCTAGCTGGAGACCCCGCAGGGAGAGCATTAGCTCTTTCTCGCAGAGTTTTAAGTTGCCTCTCAAATGATTTTACGCCGAGGCTGGGCGAAGTAGGTTGCCGCGCAATGCCGTCGAGCCTGTCAGAAGAATCTGTTGCAGTATCAAAAGGCCTATCAGCCCCAAGTACCGTAGACGAAGCTCCACCGCGAGTCTTAACCTCAGCTTCAATGCCGAGATCTTTTGCTACCTGCCAAATAAACTCTTCCTTCTGGCGGGGATCTTTAATCGCTGACAGCTGAGAAATAAACGTACGGCTGGCTTCCACAGGAAGACCACTAGCATCAATAGCATTTAAAACGGTGCGTGCCCCAGAGCCGCCAGACTCGGCGTAATATGGGGGCTTATTCTCATTAGCTTTCGCAAGTACGGTGCCCACGCCGAGGGCAGTGCGAAAACGACTTTCGGCGTTAGTCGCGCCAAAGTTTGAGTTCGGAATAACCCGCGTCTGCAAACCGGTGATAGCAAGATCAACGCCTTCGTCGATAGTGCTTGTAACAACATTTTCGTCCGGGGAAGATCCACCTTGTGCGGTAAGAACGCCGGGTCGGCCATCTCTGTATGAACCCGTTATTACGAGCCTGCCCTGCTTAAGCGCTTCTTTGTCGACCCCGGTAAAAGAAAAATCTGTAGGGTCATAGTTATTACGGCCGATGGCTTCTTCGCGCTTATTGACGTTCATGACGTCAGCGAGAAAACGAGTGTACTGTTCGTCTCCAGCCTTAACGCCTTTTGCTAAGGCGTCACGGTCTATAGTGCCGTCTTTTTTAATAATACCGAGCGTTTGACCACGCCCGAATACACGGTCTGCGTCTACACCAAGTTCGGTTCTAGCAAACTTGCGTCGGTTTTCATCAGCCTCTGCTTGGGCGCGAACGTCCGCGTTTTGGTTTAGCTTGAGCTGTTCTTGTTCACGGCCAGCCCGTTCACGAGCAAGATCCAGCTCCTGCTGCTGCATAAGCAACTGCTGACGCTGACGTGCTCCGGCTTGTACTCCCTGGATACCAGCGAGGATTGCGCTACCAAGATCTTGTGCCATGACTTACCTCTAGAACGACATCAACATAATGGCTGCTGATGCCAGCGATCCAATCGTGGAATAAGTGTTTGCTTTTGACTGCGCTTTTGCTTGGGTGTACGCGTTGCGACGCGCTGTTGCGTCGCCAGCAGCAGACCCAAGTTGCTGCTGCGAAGCGCGGTTTACGCCCTGGCCGATGTTAATCAGGTCAGAAAGCAACGCTGTGTTTGATTCGCGCTGGGCAATCTTAGCGTCGTTGACCGCCTGAATACCGCCGAGTGTAGACGCTCGTTGCATAGACAGTCGTTGCTGCTGTATCTGATCCGGCGTTAGAGCAACACCGTACCGCTCAGCATTACGAGTCGCGATCCCCTGCGTTAAAGCAGAAGCAGTGCCAACGTCGGCCCGGGCCTGGTCGATAAGCGTCTTATCCGTCTGTGCTTTTTGGATAAGCTGCTCTTCAAACTTACGGTAGTTACCAACGTAGTCCAAGTACTCTTGGCGAGTCAGATCAGCGTACGCTTTTTCTGGATCAGAGACTTCTCGCAAACCAGAGCTAAACGCTCCGACTTGCGCCTGCTGCTGCATCCGCAAGAGTTCTTCAACGCTCAAAGAAGACAATGAAGAGGTAGCCATTATTTACCTCCCCTGAACAATGGTTCGTCGGAACTGATCGAGACTAGGTGTGTTGGAGAAGTATCCAATAGTCCCATCAGGCCGCACCATCGGGGTAGACATGACCGGCATAGCCGGCTGAGTAAAGAGAGGGGCAGCTATGCTCAAAGAGCCGCGATCGGCAGGGATATTTCCAGCAGCAGTTCCATACGTGCTGTAGGCAAGGCGATCTTTCATACTACTAACCGAAAGACCGGTCTTTGGATCCTTTGGAGTGAACCAAGTACCGCCGCTTGCTTTGTTCTCGGCGGCTTTTGCAATGGCCGCTCCCGCTACTTGGCCAGCGGCTGACTGCTTAGCAAGAGCTACCTGCTGATTAGCGCGAGCCTTCTCAAGCGCACTAGACGTCGCGAGCCGACTGGCCTGCGCCATACCGGTCTGCGCATCAGCCGCTTGCCCACGAGCAGTCCCTAAGACGCCTGACTGCATGGTGTTTTGAACCTGCTTTGCAGCAACGTTCGCTTCCCCAAGCTGACCTGTAAGCGCCTGAGTCATGTCGCCAGCCGAATCTGCAGCAGCCGCTCGTTCGTAACTGGGGGTAGATAGCGATTGCATGACGTCAGCGTTTGCACGCCCGCGCAGTGTGGACTGCACGTCTTCAGTCATCGACTTATCGCGCATCTGTTGGAGCAGCGGATCATACTTCTGCTTGAAGTATTCGTACTCAGCCATAGCTACCGAAGCGGATGCTTTCTCCGCCTCACTTGGCTTGTAGTCAGCAGCTTTCGGTTTGCTAGCCACTATAGTTCCCTCGTATACACAACAGTGTCGACCACCCAACCATTAGATTCTAAATGATGCATCAGCCCAAGAAATGGAGACCTAGTCTCTAAGTAACTATACCCCGCTTCACGAGCTACACGCTCAAAAAACGACTGGTACTTAGCCACTAGACTATTACCTTTCTCCTTAGCCCAAGCCAACCATAGAAACATGGTCTTCTTGTCAGTAAACGGGTCTACCTCAGTAGTCGAAACAACAAAACCTTCATTCGTAACCCACAACACAGCAGACCTTTGTATACACAGCGCGTATACATCTTCAGGCCTATAGGTAAGTGTCCTAGCGTTGCGTAGGATCTCTTCGACCCCGCCTCTAACCCAATCCCACTCTTTACGTATATCAGCAACTACTGGTTCAGCCGCCGTTACCGTACCGGTTTCTTCGGCGCGAGTAGGGTGAATGGATTCCGCCATAAGACACCTTCCTAGCAATACCAACATCAGCCTGCCTGGCCCGCTTATCCGCAGCAATGATACCCTCATTGAAGAGGGCGCCATACACCTGTGCCCCTGCAAAATCGGTCCATTCCTTACTAGGAAGGCGAAGCAGGCGGTACAGTGCTCCGTTAACAATCGTGTCTCGATAGTCCGACATCAACTCATCGTCAGCGGAAAGCGATGCCTGCGTCGGCTTTAACTGCGCGCGCAGGATCACCCCGCCGACCTTCGTAACATTCGGTACGGGTACGATCCAGAACAACGACTGGCTTACCTTGATGTAGTACTCAGGCGTTCCACGGTTAGCCGCATCCCGCCAGCTCGGCTTACGCTGTTCGAGCAAAGCCGTACTAATCGGGTCGAGGTCCTTACCGTCGTAGATCGCCCACATAATTCTGTGGACAACGGTGTCCGTAGGCGGCTCTAGATCGTACTCAAAGGTTCCAACCCGGGTCGTAACAGCATCGAGCTCAGCTTGAAGGACTGCTGCCTTCTCACAGAGCTCGATGGTAGCCGCCCGGATGTTGTTTTCAATCAACGTGTCCGGGCACCCCGGTACCATCGGGATTATTTCCGACAACAACGACTCGTAGAGCGTTGCCATGGTCTATTAGCCTACGGGCGGCGCAGAAATCTGCGGGACTCGCGGAACGCTGTTGCTACTGTAGTTAGGCGAAGTAAGAGCATCAACCTGGCCCTTGCCAGTGATTGACGACATAAACAGCTGGAAGTGCGAAGCCGCACGCTGGTTGTTACCCGCATACTCCGCGTCCTTCATGTACGCCATGTACAGAACGTAGTTCATGACAGCGTTAGCAAAAATATCCGGGATATCCAGGTTCCCGTTCTGCGCCACTGTCGACGGATTCGCCGAGTAGATGATCTCTACAAAGGCAGACCCACCAGACGAGGCAACCCCGGGGTAAACGTAGAAGTTACGGGGGTTCTGCTCGTCATAGACGTAGTGCTTAACGGTCAGCACATGTGCTGCGTCCCCAGAAACAGTGGGGTCGTGCCAATCGGGGGTCTGGGCGTCAAGCACTTCTCGCGACACAATACGTACCGCACGCTTGCCGAGTCCGTTAGTGGCGGCCGACATATTGCGCACCACGCGCAAAAGCCGATTACCGTCGTTCGGGATCTCCTGCTTGGTGCCCGGTGCCAGGGTCACCGTCGTATTTTTTGCCGAAGAGTCAGGCTTAAGGAGCGCAATCTCACGCTGCGCATCGTTAACCCAAAGGACCAATTCATCGACAACCGGCCAGCGAACACCAGTGGTGTCCTGAAGGGTCTTCTGAACGCGGTCGACTACGCTTTGTACGGTAACGGCCATGGCCTACCTCACGATTTGATAAACAAACCCCAAGCAGCCTCTCGGTCCTCGGTGCTGACATTCCGGCCAGCAACCCGATTTACGGCAGCCGCCTTGGGTGTCCCGTCTGCCTTAAAGTCTTCTGGGTCCGCCTGTTCGACCAGCTTTTCGATTGCGGTAACGACGTCGTCAAGAACTTTGACTACTTCGACCTGATCGATCAGCGGGTCTTCTTTCGCAGGGGCCGGCGCAGGAGCCGGTGATGCTTTCCCAGTGCCTACTTGCTTAGCTCCAAGCTGAAGCAATTGAAGTCCGATTTCATCGGACAGTTCCCGTTCTTCACCGGGAGACAACAGTACGACTGCACCGCTAAGGGTGGCTACTCGAATCTCGTGATCAGAGAATACCTTCACGAGTACTCCTCGTTAAAAACGAGGGCCCCCTCGTGTTGAGGGGGCCCCCTAGGCGGCTTACTGAGCCGTATCGAGAGCGATCACGCCAAAGTCCTGGACGCTGGCAGTGACATCGCTGTTGTACTTCGGCTTACGGAGACCGAAGATCTTGCCGATCGAGATACCAGACTGGTTCTGGTAGTCGAAGGTGTCTTCGACGATATCCGGCAGACCGATGTCCGCCATGGCAAGAGCCTGGGCGCCGCAGAACAGAGCACGCGCACCAACGATGTTGGCGTTCGCACCCCACTTGTAGCCAGCCGCACCGGCGTTAGCCGAGGTACCAGTCGTCGCACCAGAGGTGTTAAACACATGGCGGAACTCGTGGACCATCACGCCGTCAACCATCAGCGAGCTCGAACCCGCGAACAGCTGGTTGCTCGGACCGCGGATGCCAGCGTTACGCACGTTGGCAAGGAAGTCCGAATCAAGCTTGAGCGAGGCCATCTGCTGCGGAGTAACGAAGAGATGGAACATCTCGTCGTTGCCAGCGCTACGCACGCCACGGATATACTGATCCTTGGCGTAAGCCTTGAGGTCGACGATGTGCCGATACTTCAGCTTATCCGTCGCCGTCACAGCCGTCGTGTCGCCAGCGACAAGGTTGTCGCCCGAAACTCGGCGGTGGCGCGAAGCCGTCGGGGCCGACACGTCAGAGGCGAACTCGAGGTTTGACAGGTTCTGGCCCGAGGCCAAAACGCTGCGAAGCGCACCGTTCGTCTTGTGCGTGTACGCCACACCGGCAAGCGTAAGGAACGAAAGCTGGTCAATACGATCAGCCATCGCATACGCAAGCGCGTCGCGGCTCGTCTCACGGAAGTTCACCACGCTCTTCTGGTCCGCAAGGCGACCGGCAATGCGGTTCGCAAAACGGAGCTGGTCGAGCTCGATGGTGATGTCGTAAGCGCGGAGCGCCTCTTCATTACCCTCGAGGGTGCTGTCACCCGTCACACCGTCACCGGTCATGTCGGCGAGCAGCGTGATAACAGCCTTCGTGCCCTTGTCCGACTTGGTCAGCTCAGTGACACGCGTGATCATCGCGTTGGAACCCGAACCAGCGAACTGGTTCACAAACGACATATTGCGAGCGACGCGCCAGAAATCACGGCTCCACGCCGTGAGTTGTTCACTAGTCAGCGCCGCAAAATTAGTAAGAGCCATTTGGCTTCTCCTGTATAAATTGCGTTACAAAATCCAGTAATGCACCTGCATTACCAGGCTATTGCCGACTTCTTTGGTGCGGCTAACCCGTTCTCCCGTATCGTGGGGTAACGACTTAGCGCGTGTTCACGAGACGCGATCTCGGCGGGTTTAACGCCTACGCAGGCGGGGTTCAAACACGTTTTTTACGTGTGCGACACGGCTGGATATCGTTCCAACGGACGAGTTCAGTTGTAGATTAACAACAGATTATAAAGTTCGCAACTAGTATTTGCTTTTTTTACGCGGCCCACTAGCAGTTTTCTTCAGGCATTTTCCCGCCTTAGCGCAGCGAGAGGGCGTTGGGCAGTTAGGACAGGGTTTCATACTCAACCTCGGTTCATCTTGCGGAGGGTCATAGCCAAACGAGCGCGCTGGCCAGTCTTACCCGGCTTCTTAGCCGCTGCACGCAGCTCTTTAGCCGGGATCTTTTCGTCCTTCTTAACGCCCATGCTCTTACGCAGGGCACCGGGCTTCTTAATCGCGTCCTTGATCCAGTTCTTAGCCATTACTTCCCCCTTACCATTTAACTTTATCCGCCCAGTACGCAGCAGACATCTTGCCCCTAGCAATATTCGACGCGTGTCTGGCTTTGAACGACTCTCGCCGGTTGCGATAGGCTTCCGACTCCCCCTTTTTACGGGGGGAGCCGCTGACGCCCTGCTGTCCGAAGCGAATCGTCTTAACTTGGTCACCAGACTTAGCCACAACTACGTGGCTTTTTGTCGGGTGGCTAGGTGTACGCTTAGGTTTGTTGTAGCCAGAGACACCAGCTCGGGCTAAACGCGGGTCACGCGTAGCCATCAGACGACATCTCCACGCAGCCGCTTCAGCGTAGCCGCTGGGAGGGCATTAAACTCGTCCTCAGTGAGGGTAGAGATGTCAAACGCCTTCTCACCGCGGGACGCAGAACTTTCACCGACGAGCTGAGGCGGCTGTGATTCAGCCACTTTAAGCTTTTTAGCGACGTCCGCTCGCTTCTTAGCGACCTCATCGACCACCGCCGGCTTAGCGGCGGGTGTAGCCGCAAGAGACGGGGCTTCAGGGGTGCCCATGTCGACCAAATCGTACTCACGGAGTACGAACTTGGCCGCCTTTGAGAGTGCAGCGACAGGATTTTCGCCCTTGACTATAAATGCGTCACGCAGATCAATCACTTCCTGCGTATATTTCTCATTAAAGTCGGGGCTGTTGCGGTCGAAAACCGGAAAGTTCGTCTCCAACTCCGCCGCAGCCTGCTGCAAAGCCGACATCTGCTGGCTCTGAGTGACCTTTTGCTCAACTTTTTGGGTCAGCTCAAACTCAAGCTGAGCTCGTTCTGCCTTACGGATCTCCGCTCGGAGCGCCGCAGCCTTATCATGCTGCCCGTCGAGCACCATGTTCTGATACTCCACCTCTTTTGAGGCGAAATCATAGGTGTCCGGAGCAGTTTCAATGGCGGTTTTCGCTGCCATTAGGTCATCGAGCTGCTTCTGGAGCGCCTTCTGTTTAGCCAACACCTCGTCTAGGCGCGACTTAGGCACCATCTTCTGCTTGGTCTCCGGTTCCGGAGCCTTCTTCACCTCGGGCGGAGGCGCCTCTTGAGCGACCGGTTCAACAACCGGTTCAACCTCAGCCTGCGGCTCCGGCGCTGCAACAGGTTCCGGTGCTTCAATGGCCGGTTCCGTGGCCGGTTCTGCAGCGACAGCCTGTGGCTCAGTGTTCTCACCCAGCCCAAAGTTAAAATCAAACGCCTTTTCCGGGGCTGGCTCGATGGGGTCCGCTCCGGGCATCACATCAAACGATACTTCCTTCTTCTCTTCCGTCATACCCAATCTCCTATTGTGGGGTCATCGGCCGCATATTCGGGATGGGTCGCGGCGTACCCTGGTTCTGCGTCTTCGCTGCTGTCTGCATGACAGTGGCTGCGATACGCGTCGCCGCAGCTGTCTCCTGCTGCGAACGACGAGTCTGATTGGTGAGAGAGGCAAGCTCGCGTCTAAGCTCAAGCTCACGCTCTTTGAGGGAGATCTGCGTCTGAAGCTCCGCCATCTTAAGCTGCGGCTGGACGTCGGCGACATCCTGAACCTTGGCCACGTTGACGGCCGCTTCACTCTGCAGTTTCTGAACTTCCGCTTGCATCTTAGCCAGCGTGAGCTGAACCTGCTGCATCGCAAGCTCCGCCTGCATGTCATTAGCTTCCATCTGCTCCGGAGTCTGTTCGACACCTGTCATCATGCGGATGCGCTTAGCAAGCTCCTGCTTACGGGCAAGGTGACTATACTCGATGATAGCGTCATCCGGTATGGCAACGCCGACCTGTCGCAGGTTAATCGCCTCAGCGAACTGCATCTCGTCGAACGAGTCACGAGCCGGTGCGGTGCCGACCACCACATCGTACTCACCAAGCGTAAGATCGTTGATAACCCGCCCCTCTGGAGTCATCTCGTTTACAACCAGCGGCTCTCGCGGCTTCAACGGGTCGTCTTCGTTAGTAATCTGGATGACCCGCTGCTCCGTATAGAAGCGCTGCACCAAGTTAAGGATCTTCTCAGCCAGATACTGACGGGTCTTACGCAAGTTATCCAGCGGCACCTGAATCATGATCGCACCACGGTTCTGCTTCGCCTGAATAGCGATACCAGAGACCTCGGCACTGTCGGACCCAAGCATCGAGTCGTTCACACCGCTGATCGTCTTAATGTTAAGGGCAGCCTTCTGGCTGATTCGGTCGAGCCCAGTCGGAATCTGGTTAGGCTGAATCTTAAGCGGTGGCTGCGAGCCACGGTTATATTCAAGCACCAACCCGGTTTCGGCGCCGTGTTCCTCTAGGTCATCAGCCGTCATACCGACGAGTGATCCGCTCTCGACCATCCAGCCGCTGTTGGCCGTGGTGTTGACAATATGCAGCTCCTGGCTCGCAATCTTGTTGAGCTGCTCCTGCGGAGAGAGCAGATTGCGCACCATACCGAACGGACGTCCGCGGCGGAAATAGGCGAAATACGGGACAATAGTGAATCCTTGATACGGCGACCAGTCGTCGTGAAGCACGACCTTGTCGCACGTCACCGTCCAACGGATTTTACGCACTACCTTACTTACAATCCCAAGACCGTACTGCTTCGCGAACTTCTTCGCCTTCTGCTCAGCCCAGTCCTCAGGAACCTCTCGCTGATCACCGGTGTTAGGGTCAACGAAGAAATCAGCCCGGCCCATCCGGCGGTGCTGCCGCTCAATTACACGTAGGGCTTTTACGTTCCGGTAGTCGTCGTTGCCCGGAATCGCGGCGCCAAGGTAATCCTGTGCGCTGTCAGTTTTGCCGTAACGCGTCTCTTCGTATTCGATCGAGTCTCGACCGAAGCCGTTCCCGTTCTCGGCGACGAAGCGTAGCGCTTCGGCCTTGTCGGCACCGTATAGTTCCTCGATCTCGTCGAGGGTCATCCATTTGGTCTCAAACACCTCGTTCCACGTAGCTGGATCATACTCCTTAGCATCTGGATCGATAAGGATGTCGATCGGGTCCTTGGCGACAATTCGTACCTCACCCTCTACGTGATCGGTGAAGTCCATGCGAACGTCAAAGTATCCGCGCCCGTCCATGATGAGGCCGTCGCTGAACACCTGCTGCTCGACCCAGTCGAGCTTATTGTTGTCCGCGATCTGCATGTACAACTTAGTTAGGACGGTAGCTACATCCTGATCCCCGCCACGGCGTGGCTTGAACTGAATATCAGCACGGCGCGTGGACTGTTCTCCGAGAACGGTGTTCACGGTCGGGAGGATAGTGTTAATGGTCAGCGCCGGACGGCCTTCAGCCTCAAGCTTAGCCAAGTCAGCGGTATCCCACTGATCGCCGCGATAGTACGCGTCGCATTTCTTAGCCATCTCTACATACTGCAGATGCCCGTTGTCACGGGCCCGGACATACCGGTTCCACTGCTGGTGGGCAATCTGCTGTTCTTCGATAGACTGGGGTTTCATTTTAGCCATGTTACGCACTCATCGCGGATCGTTGGCGGGGTCCGCGAGCAATAGCTAAGAGCCTGTCCCGCCAGGAGGGCACGTGTTCAACCTTAGTACTAAAGGTAGAGAACTCAGACATCATCAGACCAATCCACGCCAGAGCGTCTACTTGGTCGTCATGTGTACCGTTAGGAAAACGAAGTAATTCGGCAATCAAGGGTCCAGAAAACGCGGCGTCCCGGGGGAAGTAGACCATCCCCTGCTGCATACGACCTTGGATGGCTCGAGCCCGAGCCTCCTTGTCGCGACGCCCGGTCTTGAGGTCTTTGAAGTAAGCCTCATAGAGCCCGCGCTCACGCACACGTTTTTCGAGAAACGGGCCAAGCGCCATTTCTATGTGTCCCTTTTCGATACCAATGATGGAGGGTTTCCACTGCTCGTACAGGTCAAGTATACGCTCAACCAGCTCGAAACCGTCCCATCTGCCGCGAACACAGTCCATTACGTACATCTGGTCGCGTTCATCAATACCGACAACGAGCCCTACGCTGTAGTCGTTTCGGTCGTTCTTACCAATGGCCAAGTCCCACGCGCAGTAGTATCGGAGCTTCTCCTGATCCACCGCCTCCGGGTCGTAGTACTGCACCATGCTTCTGGTGAAGTACTGCCCGTCGTCGGCGACGGGGTTCTGCTGATACAGCGCGGACCAGTCCCGGGGGCCGACAGCGCGTTCGATACGGCGTAGGGCGTCAACGCTGTACCGCTCGGTATGCAACGGCTCGCCGGCTTTGCGGAACTCTTCGTCTTCTTCCGCTATAGCCGGATATCTGACAACTTCCCACTCATCACCGCCTTCGACACCAGCCTTAAGCAGCCGCCCCGCAAGATCGTCGTCATGCCAGCGGGTAAGGATCACCAGCACCCCGCCACCGGGAGCTAACCGGGTGTACGCCGTTGACGTATACCAGTCCCAGTTAGCGTCGCGGTTGTTCTGGCTCTCGGCGTCCTCACGGTTCTTAACCGGGTCGTCGATAACGAGGACGTGCGCGCCCTTACCGGTGATACCACCGCCTACACCAGCAGCCACGAAGCCACCGCCAGCCGTGGTCAACCACGCTTCAGCGCTTTGACTATCCGGGTCCAGGCGCGTCTTGAAGACCGCTTTATATGTCGGTTCACGCAGTACTTGGCGTACCTTGCGACTAAAGCCCATCGCAAGCGAACCAGAATACGAGCAACTAATAAACTCGTGCTCAGGGTTACGCCCCAGATGCCAAGCTGGGAACGCCACAGACGCAAGCGTCGACTTTCCGTGACGCGGCGGCATAAAGAGCATAAGCCGAGGCGACTTTTGCGCCACAACGTCCCTAGAAAACTGTTCAAGTCGTTTGCAAACATCTTTGTGTACCCACCCTGCCAAATAGTCTGGATTGAACTTCTCCACAAAAGGTAACAACCGCTTCCTTGCAAGAAGTCTGAAGGCCAGCTCCCGCTTGGCTTTCTGTTCCACCGACAGCTGCTCAGCCAGCGCGTCCTTTTCCAGCTGGTTAGGTGCTGGCAGGGCATCCGCGTCGTCGGCCTTGCAATAGACACACAACCCGTCCACGTCACTCGAATACAGAGTAACTGGGTGCGTGTTCTTGCACCGTTTACAGCGCCTAGTTGGGACTGCCTCTGTCAAGTGGCCTCGGGCTCCAAGTACTTATCGTCCTTACCGACCAGCTTCAGCAGGTCTTCATCAGACATGCGCTCCAGCTGTGCGGTGTTGACGTTGATATTTATCTGCGTAGCGTTATCCGGCGCGCCCAAGCCATGGAGCTTAACCAGCGAGTCTACGGTGTTCTTCATCTCGGTAGATGTAGCCGCTGCGTTGTATGCGTCCAAATACATGGCGTGCGCGTGCGCCTTCGTGAACCTCACTTCTTCTCGGAACTGCTCCCGAAGGTACTCAATGGCTTTAGCCACAGCCGGGCGTTTAGCCGCTTCCCACGCTGCTTGGTGAGAGGCGTACCCTGCTGCTCGGCCAGCTGCCGCTATAGTCATCCCACGGGTGATGTAAAGTACCAGTCGCTCCTGCTGAACAGTCAGATCCCCCAGCGTGAGTCCCATGTAGGGGACCATCGACTGGAGTTCCAAGTGATCAGTGGATTGGAGTTCCTGGACCTGCGATGGCGTCGGCTGTGTCTCCAATGTGCATCTCGTTCAAGAACACAAAAACTGGGGCTCGGTCTCCGAGCTTGTTTATCTTGATCTTGTCCAAGTAGTCCAGCAGATCCGTTGCCTTAGGTTCTAGGCTCGGTACTAGCGACTCGGCTACGTACCCGTCATACACCAAGACCTCGTTGGTCCCGCGGTAGGCGGTACCAATCAAGGCCATATCGAACCCCTTAATAGCAAAGACCTGGACTTCTTGCGCCATAGATGATAGCCCCTTAAAGCATCAGTCACAAGAGTGCTGATAGATAGTCTTAACCCACCAGTACAACATGTCGGTACTTAGGGCCTGTTTTATGATGTTTACCCGCAAAGCTACCAGCTGAATATTACCGGGTATGTAACCGAGAGTAGAGTCTATTCGGTCAATACTGGCATTGAAGTCTTTTACCCCCGTACCGTCGTTGTGGTGGGTAAGCACTACTCCCGATACAGCGCATCTGCCGTTTTGTGACTCCCATAGGGAGACAAGCTGATCCAGGGTTAGTTCGTACTCCGCAAACCCCCTGCGTTTACTGGATGTTTTGTTACTGGATAAGAGGGTGGCCAAGTACGGTTTGTAGCTAAGGGACCTTAGTTGACGGGCATTGGCCCTTCGACACGGACGACAAACCGCACGTAGGGATCCGCTTTTAAGCGGCTCGAACGTGTCCAGTGGTAAGTCCTTCTTGCACCGTGAACAGTTTTTAATGTCCGTCACCAGTGGTTCGTTCTCGCCGGAAGACCGAGTACCGGCCTCCTGCGCCGGTCGAGAACCTGGGAAGTATACCCGTAAAAAATTTTATAAAAATTTTTTCAGGTTTGCATTTTAAGAGAAGGGGTAGGGGGTCGAATTTTTTCTACTACACCACTTACACATTATCTCCCCCCTCGGACTCAAGCCC